AAAATGGATCAAACAATGGTGCATTGTAAAATTTGGGGTGCAGTTTTTTTAGCTGAAATTACGGCTTGGAATCTTTCGGATTTAAATGAGGTTGCTAGTATTATTGCGTACCTATGTGGTGCAGTGGGTTCATTGGCACTTGCGTATCATCATATAATAAAGAAGAAATGACACCAGAACTAATAGCAATGCTCGGAGGAGGAGTCAGTGGTTTTGTAATGAAACTTATTGGCATACAGATGGACAATCAAGCCCGTCAATTTGAGCGTATGATTGCGTCCCAACAAACAGCGGATGCTTCGGCGGATGCCGCCGCAAAACGCGATGGTGGAGTCATAGTCCGCAGGTTTCTAGTCGTATGCACCATCTTTGCCATTGTAATAGCCCCATTTGTCTTTGCATGGACAGATGTAGGTGTAAGTGTATCTAGGGAGACAAACGGCTTTCTAGGGCTATTTAAGGGCGTTCAGTGGCAAACCGTTCAAGGGTTCGTAATTATGCCAGAAGTAAGACAAACCGCTTTAGCCATTGTAGGGTTCTACTTTGGTTCATCTCAAGTCAAATAAAATTATGTACGGAAAAAAACCAAAAGTTAAAAAACCTGTAAAAAAAACAACTAAAAGGAAATACTAGCTATGAAAGGGGTCAAACATTACAAGAGGGACGGCAGTTTACATACGGGCACATTTCACAAAATGGCTAATGGAACTTTGCATACCAATAAGTCCCATACTCCAAACAGCGTTAAATTGTTTCATTTTAAAGATTTAAGTAAAAGGGCTAAAGCTAAAGCTAAAGGATAAATAATATGAAAAAATGTAATTGTGGAAAATCCAGCACCATGCCGAAATGCGATGGTAGCTCTCATAATATTAAGCCCAGAAATTTGGGTAGCGGTAAAAAAATGAACCGTAAACCAGTAAAATAAACCTAATAGGAGAATATTAATATGCCATACGGAAAAGGTACATACGGAAGTAAAGTCGGAAGACCCGCCAAGAAAAAAATAGCTAAGAAAAAAGCTGTAAAAAGAAAGTAAACTAATATGCCTAAGGATGCTTGTTATAAAAAAGTAAAGGCTAGATATAAAGTTTTTCCTTCTGCTTACGCATCTGGAGCTATTGCTAAATGTAGAAAGGTAGGAGCTTCTAATTGGGGCAACAAGTCAAAAAGGAAAAAAGTCTAAATGGCAGTTCGCAAAACACAAGCAGGACTGAATCTAAAGAGGTGGTTCAAGGAGGACTGGAAAGATGTCCGCTCGGGCAAGCCTTGCGGGAGACAGAAGGGCGAAAAGCGAGGAACGCCATATTACAGACCATCCAAGCGTGTGAGTTCAAGGACTCCTGTTACTGCATCAGAAATGTCATCAAGCGAAAAAAATTCACGCATTTCACAGAAAAAAAATTTAGGGCAACCCGCAGGGAAACCCCGTAGAGTAAAATCAGTAAGGAAAAAATAAATATGATGAACACAAGAGGAAGACTATCTCGTTCTGCAAGACCTATGGCACGTCCAATGGCACGTCCTATGCGTAGAGGTCGTGGCTAAAATAGATAA